GGACCGCGATCGGGTCGGTCGAAAAGGGGCTGGTCGCGTTCGTGAACGCCGTCTCGTGGCTGGCGGACCGATTCCCGGTCGTGACGCAAGCGGTGGCCGGTGCGGCCGGGTTCCTGCTCGCGTTCGGCTTGGCCGCAAAGGTGGCCGGGTTCGCGTTGTCCGGTGTTGCGCAGGCGTTCTCACTGCTGAAGATGCTGCCGTCTCTCTTGACGCCGATGGGTCTCATCACCACTGCGATCGTCGGCATCGGAGTGGGCGGCGTGATGGCGGCCCGATCGCTCTCGCCTGCGTTCAAGGAAGAGACCGACGCCATCTGGCAGGCAATCACGCAACTCGACTTCGGGACGGCGTGGCAGATCATGAACCTCAATTTCTCGATCGCCTTGGCCCAGATGGGAGCGGCGGCGAGCAAGTTTTGGGGCACGATCCAGGGAACGTTCGCGTCGGCAGGATCGTTCATCGGCGACATGCTCACCCAGGGACTCGACCGGTTCATGGGCCTGTTCGGGGCCGACATCATCACGCTTCAGAATGGGTTCGAGCGGCTGGGCATCTACTTCCGGGCAGCGTTCGATTGGAAGTTTGCCCTGACCGGCATGAGTGCGGCACTCAAGGCCGCTGACGCTGCTGCGGAGAAGGCGCGAGCCAGGGCACCGACGGCCGACGCCCGGGCCGCTGACAGGGCAGCCGCCCGCCAGCGGGCTGCCGATGGTCGCCAGACGGCCATGGACAGGGACGCCGAGGGCTGGGGCGCGACTGTCGAAGAACTGCGGAAGGATCTTGCCAGGGCCAAGGACAGCCTCACCAAGCCGGCCGAAGCCAAGGGCGATTCCGCCACGTCGGTCGTGAAGAACTTCATGGACCAGTTCCGAACGCCCGGCGAGTTCACGCCCGGCGGTTCTGGTACCGCGGCGGCTGGGGCCGCAGCCACCAGCATCGGCCAGACCCTCGGGACTTTCGGAAGCGGCGAGGGGCTCGGTATCGGGCCGGAACTGAACAAGCTCGAGGAGCCGGCCATCCAGACGGCCGCGAACACCTCCAGGGCTGCGGCGGCCCTGGAGCAGATGGTGGCCGCGAATCGCATCGAGCCGGCAGCCGCTGGCGGCGGTGGCGTGGCCGCCCAGGTCGCCGCCCCACAGGTCGGGCCGATGGCGGCCACGGTGCAGGCGGGAATCGCGACTGCTGACTGGTCGGTCATGAACGCGACCATGGACAACGGATTCAAAGCCGTCGTGTCCGCGATCGAGAGGAACACCAAGGTCACGGAGCTATTGCCCCCGCTCTTGTCGAAGATCGCGACGAACACCGCGAACACGGGGCTTACGTTCGGGTGAGAAAAAGACTGGAGCCGGCTCGGGCTGCAACCCGGCCGGCTCCTCAAATCCCGGCGTGGGGGCCGGAATCATGGCGGCAGACTACCAGACTTCGGCCCGTTGTCTATCCGACGAGGAGCTCGCGAACCTATGCAGGAAGCGCGCCGCAGAGCACGCCGCTCGAACCCCGGAAGAAGCCTGGGCGATCACTACCGCCGCCCTGGAGGCGTGGCGGGCTCGGGATCGCCGTCGAAGCCCTCCGCCACCGCCTGCGACCCGCCGTCGCCGAAAAGCCGTGGCCGGCTGAATGAATGGCCGCGCGAGGCGTACCGCCTCCGCGAGTACCACCGCCTCGGGCCGGGCCGCCATGAGATGCGACCGATCCCCGGAGAGAACCGGCTGTTCACGACCTGGAAGGCGGCGTGCGACGCAGCCGAGGCGATGAAGGGCCACATCGTCACCCAGTCCATCCTGATCGACGCCGACGGCCAGCTCGTGTTTCCGGTGGAGGGGCGGCAGATGAGAACCGAGGGCCGGTGGATTGCGGCGGTGAACTTTCGCTACCGCCATCGCGGTGTGGGCGGTGCGCCGCGTTCACCCAATGGGCAGGAGAACACCGGCGGAAAGGTTCCGCAGAAATCTTCGAAACCTTTGGGTGCGCCACGTTCACCGGTCGTGCAGGAGAACACCGGCCCGGCCCGCGGACGAGCCGACCGGAGCGGCCGAGGGCACATGCGGCTGTCCCGGAAGGTCGTCGACCGGCTCGCGGAAATCCGCCAGGAGTCGCCTGATTTCGGCCGGCGATCGCCCGCAACTGGCCAGTTCCCTTTGTCGGGTGCGAGCGAGAACTTGTAGAGTTGGGGGCATGAACCTTGCGCTCTACGTATCCGTCGCCGATGCCGCAGAAATCGCCGGCGTGTCGCCGGAGCGCATCCGCCAACTCGTAGCCTCCGGGCAGATGGGCGGCGAGAAGAAGGCCGGCGTTTGGCTGGTGCTGAAGGCCGACGCCGAGCGCTTCGTGCGGATCCCGAACATGGGCCGCCCGAAGCGGGCCACCAAAGAGGCCCGCAGAAAACGGCGGTAATCGCCCTCCCCCGATCGTGCCCCCTCTCCCTAGTTGTCGGACATTTGGAGGTACGGTAATATCGTGCCAGCCGGCCGAGGGATTCGGCCGGATCCACCAAGGAAGGAAGTGCCACCGATGAAGGCCAATCTGTCGAAGCTCGCCCCTGTCTGCCCGACCTCCCGCCGGATCGTCGCCAAGGAACTGGGCCGCAAGAAAGTCTCCGACCGCGAGATCGCGGCGTGGAGCATGGAACACGGGTTTGAGTGGCGGTTGATTCCGGAGAAGGCCGCCATCGCCGATCGGCTCCTGCGCGAGGCGTGGGAACTGGTGCATCGGCTGATCGAGGATGGCGTCAAGTTCCCGGGGACGGCGGCGCAGGCCACGCTCGTCATCGGCGGCACGGCCTACGCGGCGTGGCGGTCGGCGATCGATCGGCGATGCCGCGATCACGAAGACGCGCACCTGGTCATGGTCGTCGCCGGCCTGAACGCCGGTCTCGAGTTCGCACGGCGGAATACTACTGGCATGCCACGCATGTACGCGATGGACTACATCGACACCGTGGCGGACAGTACCGACGCGCTCGATCACGTGCCGATGATGGACACGCTCGCGAAGCTCTGGCCCAAAACCTACGGTGGCGGAAAACTGCGGTTCCGGACGCCGCGGTACGTGACGGTCGAAACTAACCGGGATTCGTGGGATGCAGATTTCTGGGTCAACGTGCCGAACGTGCTGACCGCGTCGAAGGCGCTGATCGTCGCGGCCTCCAAGCGCAAGCCGCGGTAGAGAGACGAAGGGACGAAAACCACCACAGGAAAGGAGTTCACGCCATGGGCAGGGATGCTCTGTCGGTTCCGGCGATCACTGGTCAGGTCGTCGCCAGCCCGGTCGACCACTACCGGCAACTGGTGCAGGCCCGGCAACGGGCGTCGCAGCCGATGCGGCTGGTCGAGTACGTGGCGGTCTACGCGACCACCCACGAGATCGAGGTCGAGACGGCCCGGCAGTACCGGATCACGGCTGAGCGGATGGAGGCATGGGCCGGGTGCCCCATCATGCTCACCGACCTGAACGAGCTCCTGGTGTCGGGCTGGCTCCGGGCGTATGCGGCCGAGGGATGGAAGCCGTCGACCGTGAGGTCGAAGCGGACGCAACTGCTGGCGCTGTGGCGGGCGGCGGCGGACGAGTACCTATGCGAGCCGCCCACCCGCCGGGTCCGGTCCGCACGGGTGCCGTGGGAGCCTCGGGACTGCTGGACGCTGGACGAGGTGAACCAGCTCCTCCGGGCCGCCAGTTGGCTGCGGAATAGCCCTGGCGGCGGGATGCCGCGGGCGGAGTGGTTCGACCTGGCGATCCGGGTCGCGTGGGACACTGGCCTGCGGTGGGGCGACCAAATCGCCCTCCGCACCGACGCCATCTACAACGACGTCGTGGTCGTGGCCCAGCGCAAGACCCGCCGGCCAGCCTGCGGGCGGCTCTCGCCGTCGACGATGGCCGTCCTGGCGGACAGCCTCCGCCGGTGGCCACGGGATCGCGTGACGCCGTGGAAGTGGTCGCACGAGACGTTCAACGCCCAGGTGCGGCGGCTGGTCGTGAAGGCCGGCATCCGCCCCGGCACGTGGAAGTGGCTCCGCCGGGGGTCCGCGACCGACGTCGAGATCCAGGAGCCCGGCAAGGGGATGGCGGCCCGGCACCTCGGCCACGCCCCCGGCAGCAAGGTGGCCGAGATCAACTACCTGAGCCCCGCGATCATCGCCCAGCACGTGCCGATGGTCTCGCCGAGGGAGTTGGGGGCGGCTGGCTGATCGTCCGCAGCGCGCACCCTTTTCGGCTGGTGGCGAGCACTCAAAAAGGTGAGAAAAGGGTGCGCGACGCTCTCTTGCGTTTTTTGAAAAACGTGAGATATTCGGCCGCGAAACAGTTGTTTTCGAGGTAAGGCGCGAGTCGCCCCAGAGCGTTTTCACACCGTAGAGGTCACAGGTTCGATTCCTGTGTTGCCCACTAGGTTGAAACCCCTGGATTTGTAGGTCGATCGTTACCTGCCCTTGGCGGGCAGTGCCTTACCGGAAACGAGAAAAGGGTGCGCGGAAAAGGGTGCGCGGAAAAGCGCACCCTTTTCCCGCCCCAAACGCTCCCCGGAGGCACCGCCATGCGACGCAGGAACACATCGCTCCCCACCCCCGTCTCGATCCGCGGCCGAGCCCGGATTCGTCTCGACGGAAGGACGTACTGGTTGGGCGAGTTCGGCTCTCCCGAGGCCCGCCGCCTGGAGGATCGGATCGTCGGCGCTTGGCTCGCAGCCGGCCGGAAACTGCCGGAGGGCTTCGATCCGCTGGCCTCTGCTGGGCCGCCGGCCCCCGGCCCGACGCCGCCGGCGGTGGCGGTCGCCGCCGCGCCTCCACCCCCTGCCCTGCCACCGGCGGCAGGAGACGACATCACCGTTGGCGAGCTCTGCCAGCGGTGGATCGCCTGGATCAAAGCCGAGCGACTCACGCACGGCCAGGACACCAGCCTACTGGCCGGCGCGCGGCAGGCGGTCTACGCGCTCCGCCGCCACTGGGCCATGCGCGCCAGCCAGTTCGGTCCGCGAGCTCTGGCCGAGGTCCGCGTCGCGCTGGCCAACGAGCCTGTCCGCGTGGTGAGCCGCAAGCGGAAGGCGAAGACAGAGACGCCGAACACGTCCGCACGTAAACCGCCAAAGCCCACGAAGCCGCCCCGGTATCGCTCCCGCAACACCGTCGTCGATACCATCGGTCGGGTTCGGCAACTCTTCCGCTGGGCGGTCTCCCGCGAGCTGGTCGCCCCGGACCGGGTCCACGCGCTCGCCAGCCTGGAGCCGCTCCTACCAGGCCAGACGAGGGCCGTGGAACGCCCGCCCGTGAGGCCCGTGCCCGACGACGTCTTCGAGGCCACGCTGGCCAAGTTGCCCCCCGTCATGGCCGACCTTCTCCGCGTGTGCCGGCTCACCGGCAGTCGCCCCGGGGAGGTCTGCAAGATGACCACGCGACACATCGACATGCGGGGAGAGGTCTGGGTCTATTCGCCGCCCGAACACAAGAACGCATGGCGGAGGCACGACCGGAACGTCGCCATCGGGCCGCGAGCGCAAGCGGTCCTGCGCCGGTACATCGGCAATCGCTCGCTCGACGCGCCGCTGTTCTCGCCACGCGAGTCGGAGGTCGCCCGAGGGCGGAAGCCTGGCCGCCATCACCGCGACTTCTACGACGACTGCCAGGTGTGCCGCGCGGTCGTGCGCGCGTGCGAGAAGCACGGCATCCAAAGGTGGACACCGTACCAGCTCCGGCATGCACGGCTCGAGGAGGTCCGGGACCACTTCGGTCTCGACCACGCCCAGGCCGTCGGCGGACATAAGCATGCGCGGGTGACAGAGGTCTACGCGTCGGTCAACCGCCGCAAAGCGCAGGAAGTCGCCCGCCAAAGCGGCTGACGAGGCCGCCATCTGGCCGCTGATCGCGAAGGAGAACGAGGCCCGCAAGGCGGCGACGAAGTTCAAGAAGGGTGAGAGCGGAAACCCGAGCGGAAAGAAGCAGGCTCGCACGGAATCGTGCGAACCTGCGAAACGAGACACGAAGGCCGAGCACGCCCGCTCAACCGTCGGCCAGGTGGCGGCGAAGGCTGGCACGTCGATGCACAAGGCCCGCCAGGCAATGATCCGCGACGACCCGGAGGCGCTGGCAAAGTTTCGGGAGGAGATGAAGCATCAGGGGGAACGGACTGACTTCTGTGACATTGTTACAGAAGTTGAAGCGGATGCCGTCACGGGCAACTCCCGCGCCTACTCGATCGCCCGCGTGCAACGCGAGTGCGACCCGGAAACGCCGGCGACCGCGAAGGCTACGTCGAGCGTGGCAAGCTCGACCAGGCGTGCGAGCGGTTCGGGATCGCGTACAAGACCGCCGCGCAGGCGGCTTGGGTGGCTGGAAAGATCGAAAGTTCTCTACGTAGAGAACATTTGGAGTTCGGTCACCACAAGGAGGTCGCCGGCCGTGACGACGCCGCCGATCTGCTGGAGTGGGCCGAGGCCGAGGGAGCGACGGTCAAGCAGCTCCGCGAGCGAGTCCGCGAGATCAAGGCCGCCGACGCCCCGCAGGCCGCCGACCTGCTCGCGTCGCCGATTCGTGATCGTGCTCCTGCCCGTCGCCTGAAAACCCGCGAATTCCCCGCGAAAATACTCGGTTGACGTATATGCGATCCGTGGGATTCTGCGAGCGTTCAATGGAATTTGTCACGAAACGCGAGGAGCCGCGAGGGCAAGGAGGCCCGGCAAGCGGAGCGGATCATGCTGCAATTGTCCGAAGTGCCAGGCGAGCGACCGGTGTCGCTACGCGAAGCCGCCCGGCGAGTTGGTGAGTTCACCGGGCGCGCCCCGCACCCTGCGACCGTCGCCCGGTGGGTTTCCCACGGTGTCCGCGGCGTGAAGCTCGAAACCCTGGTTGTCGCCGGCGCCCGGGTGACGACGCTGGCGGCCATCGAGCGATTCATCCTCGCGACCACGGCTGCCGCCAACCGCAAGATGCGAGGGGGTGGCCAGTGATCGCCAATTACTGCACGCCCGGAAGTTCCATCACGCTCGCGGAGGCCGCGGTTTTCGTCGCAGAGACGACCGGCTGCCGGAAGCCCCACATCAACACGGTGTTCCGCTGGGTTTCAAAGGGGGTCCGGGGCAATCGGCTCCATGCCGTGCGCGTGGGGCGCACGTTCTGGACGACCCGCGAGGCTGTCTCCGACTTCCTGGTGCGACTCAACGCCGGCCCAGCGACGGCGGCTTCGCCGGTGGCCGCAGACGCTCTCCAGCGACAACGCGACGCCCATGCCAGGCGAGTGCGCGACGCGCTGGCTGACGAGCTCGGCATCGCCGATGGGGCTGGCGACGACACGCGAACACCCGCCGGCGCGGTGCCGGATTGGAACGAATGACCGTGGCGTGTGCCACGGCGAGGTGATGGTCAACAAGAGGAGACGACGAAAATGCAGGCCGAAACTTGGGGCCATTCGGATGATCGAGCGGCCGCCAACAAAGCCGCTGTGATCGCGATGGAACGAGCGATCGAGGCTTATCGCCGCCTAGGTTCCGCCGCCACAGTCAACGCGCTGGCCGACGAACTATATGCGATTGGCGACGGGACTGAGGCGGACGCGCTCACAACAATTGCCAAAGAGCTATGGCAACTGGCCGCCGCGATGAAAGCCTAGCCACCCACGCCGCCGCGACAGGCGCGGTGCCCGTTCGACCCGGGCCGGCGGAATGACCGTGGCGTGTGCTGCGGCGAGTCACACAGAGGGACACGCAAATGCCTTTGGATCGAAGTGAATGGCGTAGGGTCGCTATCGCCATGATGGAAAACCTGACTGGGTTCGAGCAATTGGTCGCCACGATGGAGCACTTCGTCGCCGTGCATCGCGATCGACTGACGCTGGTTTCGAGCCTGTTGGCCCGCGCACGCGACGAAGAGGCGGACGAGCTCTTCAACGGCGGCGCGGATGACGACGACCAGGATGCTCAATCGTGAACACGGAGGGAATGATGCGACTGCAAGACCTGTTCGAGAACGTCTACCGGCCGCTCCGCCTGCGAGGCCGCTCGCCGGCCACAACCAGGCTCTACGGCTGCACCCTGCGGGCGTTCGGCCGCTGGCTCGGGCGAGACCCGGAGATCCGCGACCTGGACGAGCTCGTGCTCGCGCGCTACTTGGAGGCCAGGGCCACGCAGGTGGCCCCGCTGACGGTCGAAAAGGAACGCAGCCAGCTCAATGCCTTGGCGGGGCTCGCATGGGAACGGCGGCTGATCGAGGTGAAGCCCTCGTGCCCGCCGGGGCTCATCCCGGACCGAGTGCCGACGGCCTGGTCTGTCGATGAGCTGCGGAAGCTCATGGCGGCGGTATCCAACCCGGCCACGTGGCGGAGGAACGGAGCGGCGCACGCCGCGTTCTTCGGCGCCCTGGTACCCGTGCTGTTTGAAAGTGGCGAGCGGATCGGCGCGATGCTGGGCGCGCGGATCGATGACTACCAGAGGCCACACCTGGTCGTCCGGGCTGAAAGTCGGAAGGGCCGCCGGCGGGACCGGGCCTACCGACTGACTGACGCGACATGCGATCGGATCGAGGCGCTGATCGGCGAGCGGGCTGCCGGGCCGATCTTCGTGTGGAACCTGGCCCCCACGTACTTGTACGACCAGTTCGGTCGGGCGGTGGAGGCCGCTGGCCTGGACAGCCGGAAGCGGCTGCGGTTCCACCAGATCCGCCGGAGCGCCGCCAGCCACTACGCGGCCGCCGGCGGCGATGCCTGCGCGATGCTGGACCACAGTTCGCCGCGGATCACCGCGCGATGGTACCTGGATCCGCGACTTGTGGATCGCGGGGCGCGGCCCTGCGACCTTCTGCCCTCGCTCGATTAGCACCACGCCAAAGGAGATTCCCATGGCTACACACTTGCAAAGCATGCTGTTCCTGTCAGTCCAAATTCCGGGTGAGACCGAGACCGCCACCGCCGCGGCGGTCATTGACGGCGGTCACATCACGTACGTGTCCGCCGGTGAGTCGAACGGCGGGCTCGTTAACGTCGTGCTCGCGCGCAGCCTATCACCATCGAAGGCTGCCGGAATCCTGCGACGTCTCGCGCGAAAACTCGAACGGCATCACAGGGCGATGGAAGCTGTGCGCGACGGCGGCGACTACGTCCTCAGTGACGCCGCTGGAGTGATCGAGGTGCGAGCGCCCGGCGACACCTCCGGACCCCGGTAGAGTGAAAGAAGACCTGGTAATCACCCATCACTAGGAACGAAGCATGTCCACAGTTGTCGAAAGCCCCTACGTCACTCGCGAGCAAGCGGCCGCCCTGCTCAACATGCAGGTCAGCTATCTGGCGAAGCTCAAGTGCCTGCGGCGTGGCCCCCGTGTCACCAAGTTCGGAAGCGCGGCTTGCAGCCTGGTGCGATACGCGCGGGCGGATGTCCTTGATTGGGCAGCCGACCCTGTCGCCCATGAGCGTCGGGTCTGGGGCGCCACCGTCAGGAAGGGGCATATCCGCCGGCAGAAGGCGGGGAGGTAGGCAAAAAGACGAGGCCCGCCCGGCGGCAACCGGAACGGGCCTCTGAGAGTGCTCCTTGCAGCGTAGCACGGACACGACCGCGAGAAAACTGGACAGAGAGTGCGACATGGAAGCGACCGTTGGGCGGCCCGTAAACCCGGGGATGAGGCTGGAATCGCCGGCCGACTACCTGCTGAACGCGCTGATCCGGCTGCTCGCCGATGGACGGGCCGCGGAGGCCCGCGTCGCCGTCGCCAAGGCCGCGGAAGACCTGTTCGAGCACGACGTCGATCGTGACCTGTTTCGGGCCATTCGTCGGGCCGTCGATTTTGCTTCCGCCCCTGGCCCGCTCGAAGTGCAGTTCCTGGTGGAGCACGACGACGAAGGAGGCGCGCCGACCGAGGACGTTCTCGCCCGACTGCGGGACGGAGTGGCCGTCGCCGCCAGCATCGGATGGGAGCACCACATCGACTCCGCGCTCCGGCTCCTGGAAGGAGAGCGAGCCGCCAGACAAGCCCGTGAACTGGGGCGTGAGTTGGCCGCCGCAGGCTCCAGCCCGACGCCGGAGCGGTGCGAGGAAGTGATCCGCCTGGCCCGGTCGATCCAGGACGGCATCGGGTCGGGAGGCCAGCCGGGGGCGCACGGGCTCCTGTCCGTGATCGACCAGTGGAAGCGGCGGGAGGCCGAGAAGATCGTCGTGACCGGGTTCCGGCCGTTCGACCGCCGGTTCGGCGGTGGGTTGCCCGTGGGGCTCCACGGCATCGCCGCAGCCCCCGGCATCGGCAAGAGCGCCCTCGCGCTGCAGCTCGCCGCCGGCGTCCTCCTGCACGACCGTGACGCTCGCGTGCTGTGGCTCCGCGGCGAGATGACGAACGACCTCCTGCTGTCGCGGCTTCTTGCATGCTGGTCGCGGCTCCGCGATCCGGCCCTCGATCCGATCGAGGTCGGCGAAGCCCTCCGCCGCGACCAGGCCGCGGCGCCTGTCTGCCGGGACGTCGCGGAGATCGTGGGCGACCGCCTGGTCGTAGTCGATCCTCCGATCACGCCGTCGTCGATCGAGCGGTGGACGGAGGAGGCCCGGCCGTCGATGGTCGTGCTGGACTACATCCAGGAGGTGGAGGCGGCCGGTTTCAAGGACAAACGGACGGAGATCGAGCACGTCGTGCAACGGCTCGCGCGGGTGGCGATCCGGCACGAGATCCCCATCGTCGTCGTGAGCAGCGTCGCAGGATCGACGACGTCCGACTCGACGATCGGCAGGCTCACCAAGGAGAGCAACCGCCTCGACTACGCCGCCCACACGTTCACCACGCTCTGGCCTGACGGCTCGGAAGACGATTGCACCAAGCGGATCACCATGCAGGTGCAGAAGAACCGCACGGGCTCCAAGGGGACCGAGGAGCTGTGGCTCCACGGGCCGACGCAATATTTCACGCCGGCCGCGGCGGAGATCCACGAAGAGTTCGCGGGGTGGCCTGCACGATGACCGACACCGCGTACACGCTGCCGGATGGATCGCGGCTTCTCGACTACTCGCTCGAGGACGGGAGGCCGTTCGGCCTGGACGAGAGGACGACCAAGCGGTGCACGTATCACGGCGATGACAGCGGTGGCCGCCTGGTCGGCCGCAACGGGGAAACGATCCGCGAGATCGTGGCCTCCGCGTCCGCAGCCCCGGCCCGGAAGCACGACGCCAGCGGGAAGCCTACGGCGAAGGAGCAGAAAAAGAACGACCGCCGCCGATGGCACACGCTCAACACGTTCGTCGATGCGGTGGCCCGGTACCTGGACGTCGCAGAGCAAGCGGTGTGGTTTGCGGTCTTCAGGCTCACGCAGGACGACACCGCTGACGCCAGCCTCCAGGCCATCGCGGGCCGGGTCGGGAAGTCGACCAGGACGGTGCAAAGGGCCATCGACACGTTGGTCGACGCCGGGCTCCTGGAGCGACTGAAGCGGGGCACGAGACAGGGAGGGCCAAGCCGGTACCGGCTGGAGCCGGACCCGTCTGCCGCCCTTCCCAGGCTCCAGGCGAATGCCAACCCACAAGGCGACACCGGTGACACGTTGAAGCGGCCGCCAAAGCACCAGCGAAGGGACAAAAAGGGGGCGTTCCAACGTGACACGGATGACGCCTTAAACGGCACCACAACGTGACACCCGTGACGCCTTGAACGGAATTCACAACATGACAAATACGGTTCCACAACATGACACCGGTGTCGGCGGTTCTACAGAAAGCAGTCCGGGCGACGTTCCGCCGGCCTTTCGGCCGTCGGTCCGACGCCCAGATCGGGGAGACATTTCCGCCGACGCCAAAGTCGATCGCCGGACGGCCATCATCGTCCCTGCGGTCGTCGCCGCCGCGGAATCCCTGCTGACGGCCCTGGCTGCCCCGGACGAGCCCGCAGGCATCCGGCTGGTCGACATGACCGACAGCCGCTTCTTGGGGCTGTGCAGGGGCTCAGGGCACGCCGTCGCGGAAGCCTACGGCATGCGGGGCTCGGCGGTGATGGTGCGGTTCACGGCAGCGGTCCGAAAGTGGGTTTCCGAGTTCTCAAACCCCCCGGAGCTCTGGCGGTACGGCCGCGCCAGAGAGGTCGCGTTTTCCCATGCGACATGGGAGGTCGAACAGATCGCCGCCCACGAAGTTGCCCACGCCCTGGTGGCGGACATCGACAAGCCGCTCGCGAGCGAGGCGGAGGCCGACGACGTCCGCGGGATCGCCAACGGCTCGCTCGCGCCAATCCAGTTGGACAGAGAGGCCGCCGGCCACGGCCCAGCATGGGCCGCTGCCGTTGCCGTCTTGCACCTGCGGGCGAAGAGGCATCGCAGCAGCATGGCGGAGTTGTGGCACAAGGTCGTCATCGACGAAGGACGGGCTTATGGCTTCGACATGGCCGCCGTGCTCGAGTTGGTTGCCCGCGTGCCGGAGGACGAGCCGCTGCGGCCGCTGCTCCGCGACCCGATCTTCCTCGCGCGCATCGAGCACGCGATCCCGCCGGCGAGCGAGCGGGCAGCCGCTATCGCCCGGATACGAAACATCGCACCGCCGGACGTTCCGGCGAATGCGGTCGACGGTGCCCAACCCCAGGAGGTTTCAAATGGTCGTCAGTGTTTTTGAATTGCTCGCGCCAGTCCGCGCGAAAAAGGTCTTCCAACTGGAGGAGCTCGCCGACAAGCTGGTCGCCGGCGAGAACATTCCCGCCGAGCTGATCGACAACACGCTCGTGGCATCCGGCAAAACGCCCGCCGACCTCCAGGCGATCATCGACCGCAAGGGGGAGGTCCGGCGGTTGGTCGGGATCGTGCGGGCCTCGAAGGGGGCGGGCGAGAAGCTCGCCGCCATCGAATCGCAGATCGCCGCAGCGGAGCGGGAGTTCGACGCCGCTCGTGAGAAGCTGCTCGCCGTGCGGGAGAAGCACGACGGCGACCGCGCGCGGCTTCGAGCCGAGATCGACGCCGCCGACCGTGCCAGGGACGAAATCCTGACGCAAGGCAAACTGCCGGTGGCGGCTTGGGAGCGGCTGTCGGAGGCCGAACGGGAGGCGAGCGACGCCAACGAGGCCCACGCTCACGCGCTCCGTGAGGTGCCCACGTATCGCGGAAGGGCAAACGAGGCGGCGCGCCGCCTCCGATCCCTCGAATCCGGAACGCCGGTATTCGATCGAGGCGAGCCGGTCGACCCCGACCAGGTGCGGAAGGCGGAGAAGGCGGCCCGCATCGCCGACGAACAACACCAAGCCCGGCTTCCCAAGCTGGAGACGGAGTTGCGGGAAGCGCGTCAACGCCGCGACGCCGTGCGGGCTGCCATTTTGCGTGAACTGGGGGCGTCCTGACCACGGCGTTACATCACTCACTGAGTTCTCGGAACACTCGCGGGGCTTCCGCCACGGCTTGCCGTGTGCTCCGCGAGTGGCCCGGCCGGGGGCGCACCTCCTTCCCCCGGCCGGGCGCCGAGTTCGAGCACGACGAATGCCATGGCGCACATCGCGACCTGGCCCAACCCATGAACAGCGAGAACACCCATGATCGACTGCAACGCGATTGCTACCAGCTTCTTCGGAGCCGTGGCCACGGCCCAGACCGAGACGCACGCCGCCCGTGCCCTCGATCCGTTGATGGCGAACCTACGGGCCTCGCTCATGGCGGCGCCTGCACATGCCGCTCCGCCTCCGGTGATGCGGATGGTGGCCCTGCCCAGGGTGATGGGGCACGAAGGGCCGGCGGCCGCTGCTGAGAGGCTCCGGTTCCGACTCGACGAGATCGAGCTCGCGAGACGGTTCGGCGATGCGGCCGACGTCGCGCGGGTGGTCGGGATCGCCGTCGACGAACTGCGGACGGCCGCCACGGCCTCGCGGAGGGTGGGGTGGTGAGGGCCGATGGTTCCTTCCGACGCCACCACGATCCGAACCGTGCCGCCCGCGAATCCATCCGAGGAGAAAGTCCTTGACGATCAAGCCGCCATCCAAGGCATCGCCCAAAAAAACCCAGTCCAACCGCTACGCGTCCCGCAAAAAGGCCGCGACCGAGTTCGACCGGCGGGCCAGCATCGCCGGCCGTGAGATCGGCGACATCCCGCCCCCGGCCGACCCGGCCCGGCGAGCCGCCGCCGAGGCGTCGTTCCGGGACTTCTGCCAGTTGTACATGCCCGCGACCTTCAGCCTGGCATGGTCCGACGATCACCTCGAAGTGATCGCCGCGATCGAGGCATCCGTGCGGGATGGCGAGCTGTTCGCGTTCGCCATGTCCCGCGGGTCCGGCAAGACCAGCCTCGTGGAGGCGGCCGCGCTGTGGGCGCTCCTCCACGGCTACCGCGAGTTCGTCGCCATCATCGGCAGCGACGAAGGGCACGCCATGACGATGCTCGAAAGCATCAAGGTCGAGTGCGAGACGAACGGGCTCCTCCAGGCCGACTACCCGGAGGCGCTGTTCCCGGTGGCCGCCCTGGAGCGGATCCACCAGCGAGCCAAGGGGCAGATCCACCAAGGCAAGCCCACGCACATCGTTTGGCGGCAGAAGGAAATCCAGTTCCCGACCATCGCAGGGAGCAAGGCGGCGGGCGGCATCATCCGGGTGGCCGGCATCACGGGACGCATCCGCGGCATGAGCGCGAAGCGGGCCGCGGACGGCCGGAAGGTCCGGCCGACGCTCGTGCTGATCGACGACCCGCAGACCGACGAAGTCGCACGGAGCCCGTCGCAGGTCGCGGCCCGCGAGGGGGTGCTGAAGGGGGCGATCCTCGGCCTGGCCGGGCCGGGGGTCCAGATCGCGGGCCTGGCAACCGTGACGGTGATTTGCCCGGACGACCTGGCGGACCGGCTCCTCGATCGCCAGCGGCATCCGGCATGGCACGGGCGCCGGATGAAGCTGGTCTACGCCTGGCCGACGAACACGAGCTTGTGGGAGCGGTACACGGAGCTGCGGCGCGAGGGCCAGCGCAGCGGCGCCGGCGTCAAGGCCGCGGACGAGTTCTACGTGGCCAACCGCGAAGCGATGGACGCCGGAGGCATCGTCGCCTGGCCGGCCCGAAAGCATTCTGAGGAGGTTTCCGCCATGCAGCACGCCATGAACCTGAAGATCGACCGCGGGGAGGCGGCGTTCGCCGCCGAGTTCCAAAACGAGCCGGTCGTCGAGTCCAAGGCCGCCGAACACCTGTCCCCGAAGGAGATCGCCACCCACGCCATCAACGTGCCGCGGTGGACGGTCCCGCGCGGCCTGGACACCGTGACCGCGTTCGTCGACGTCCAGGAGCGAGCGCTCTACTGGGCGGTCGTCGCGTGGGGGCATCAACTCCGCGGCCACCTGGTCGCCTACGGCACGTACCCCGACCAGGGCCGGGCCTACTTCACCCTCCGCGACGTTCAGCGCACGCTCGCCGACGCCGCCGGCGGTGCCGCGATCGAGCCGGCGATCCAGGCCGGGCTCGAAGCGGTCACCGGGATGATCCTCGACCGCGAGTTCGAGCGCGAGACCGACGACGCGGTTCTCCGGGTCGGGCAACTGTTCATCGACGCCAACTGGGCCGCGTCGCAGGGGGTCGTGCGAGACTTTGCGAGGCGGTCATCCTGGGGGCCGCGTGTCCTCCCGACGCACGGCAGATTCGTGGGGGCGAGCGGCTCCAACATCAGCGACAAGTCCCCGGACCGCGGGGAGCGAGTGGGCGCCAACTGGCGGACGTCCACCATCCAGCGGCAGCGACACGTGCTGTTCGACACGAACGCATGGAAGACGTTCATCGCCGCACGACTGCGACTGCCCCCGGCGGACCCGCTCGCCTTCACACTCCACGCCGGAGATCACGACATGCTCGCGGAGCAGCTCGCGAGCGAGCACCCGATCCGGGTGGAGGCCCGCGGCCGCGTGGTCGACGAGTGGCGGCTGATCCCCGGCCGGGACAACCATTTTCTCGACTGTGTCGTCGGCTCCGCGGTGGCGGCGTCGTTCATGGGAGTGTCCGCGGTCGGCGCGCAAGCCGCCGCGCCGCAGCGGCCCGCCACCGTCATCACGCGCGAGCAGATGGCGATGCGCCGCGCGGAGCTTATGCGGCTCACCAACCGCCCCTGGTAAGATGAAGGAATGAACATCCGTCCAGAGGTCAGGCGATAGCCCATCGGGCACGAGGCGACTGTGGCAATGCTCGAAAGCCGCATCCAGTTCCGGTACTTCTTCGACCGAAAGAACGTCGTCGATGCTGTCGGGAAAATGAAGGTCAAAGCCCTGAAAAAAGGCGGCTTCGCGGTGATGCAGGCCACCCGCCGCTCGATCACCAAACAGGGCATGGCCAAGCCGAAGCTGAAGGTCGAAGGGAAGTATCCCGACATGAAGCTCGGCGAGCTGGTGAACAACCCTCGCATCACTGAGCGGGAACGGAAGTCGGTCGTGAAGCGGCTTCGTGAAGTGCAGTTCCCTGAGCACTCGCGACCGGGACAGCCGCCGTTCACGCACACCGGCATGTTCCGGAATCACATCCTGTTCCATTGGGATCCGGTGGCGGAGTCCGTCGTCGTCGGCCAGGCGATGCCGCAGGGCGATTGGCTGGCCCGGCTCCATGAGTTCGGCGGTAGCCAGAAAGTGCAGGCGTGGGTCTACGTGCCGCAGAGGCCCGGCCGCTACTCGCCCATCATCCGGTTCAAGCGAGCGGGCGCGAAGATGCAAAACACCTCGAAGTGGCAGCCGACCAGAATCGGCGAGTTCCGCCGCTACCCGCCACGGCCGTACATGAGGCCGGCCCTGGAGGCCAAGGTGAGGGACGGCACGATCGTAAACCAATTCCGCCTCGGCGGAATGTAGTAGCACAGGAGAGAAACCATCATGGCCGGTAATACGATTCGCGCGGGCGGCGCCTTCATCGAGATCTTCGCGAAGGACGGACAGATTCAGCAAGCGCTCACGCGGGTGCAGAATCGGCTGAAGGCCGTATCGGCTTCGATGCGGCAGATGGGGAACAACATGGCGATGGGCGGGGCGGCCCTCGGGGCTCCCCTGGTCGCGGCGGTCATGGGCGCCCGTCGGTTCGAGGATGCCTTGCTCGACGCGAAGGCGTCGGCCGGGCTCACGGCCGCAGAGATGGAGCGCGTCCGGCAGAAGGCGCTCGAGCTGTCGCAGGCTGGCGTGGGCGGCCCGGGCGAGATCGCGGAGGCGTTCACGGCCATCATCAAGGCCGGCATGCCGCTGGAGCAAGCCCTCGGCGGGGCCGCCGAGGCAGTCGTGAAGTTCGCCAGCAACGCCGGCATCGACACCCAGCGCGCGGCCGAGATCGCCAGCGACGCCATGAACGTGTTCGGAGAATCGACGACCAGCGCGACCGACATCCTGAAGGCAGCCGCCGACAGTTCGAGCACCGACATCAACCAGATGACGCAGGCGTTCAGCCAATCGTCCGCCGTTGCCGGTCAGGCCGGCCAGTCCATGTCCACGCTATCCGCGGCGCTGGCGATCATGGCGTCGCAGGGGGTCAAGGGATCGGACGCCGGCACGAGCCTGAAGACGATGATCCAGCGGCTCACGACCGGAGCCGACACGGCGGCGGAGGCGATGGCCGAAATCGGGCTCGGGGTGGCGAGCTTCCGCGACGCTCGCGGCGGCGTGCTGCCGCTCGCGCAGGTCATGGACATCCTGAACGCGAAGCTCGGCACGCTCGACAAGGCGTCGCGGGATAACGTCATGGCCCGCATCTTCGGGTCCGACGCCATTCGTGCCGCCCAGATCCTGACGACGGCCGGCTCGGCCGGGTTCAAGGCCATGGGCGACCAGATGGCCAAGTCGATGAGCAACGCGGATGCCTTCAATGAACGCATGTCTGGAATCAGCGGTGCGGTCCGGCGGCTCAACTCCGCCATGGAGCGATTGTCGGTCGCCGTGTCCGGAGGGCTTGGGACCGCGATCGGGTCGGTCGAAAAGGGGCTGGTCGCGTTCGTGAACGCCGTC